CCTGTAACACCTTGCGGTCCTGTGGGGCCGGGGACGGTAGATGCAGCGCCAGTAGGGCCAGCATCACCCTGACTTCCGGTTGGTCCTGTGGGGCCTTGAGCACCGGTCGGGCCCGTAGCCCCGCCGCCAATAATCGTGACTGTGACATCACCGCCAACTGCTGTCGCTGTAGCACCGGGGCCGGTGATGTTAAGCGACGTAAGTCCTGACGTAATCTGTGTGCCAGCATTGGAGACAGGAATGTCTGTTCCCGCACCCGCAGGGCCTGTCGGGCCGATAACGCCCTGATCGACAATCAGTGTTACCTGTGTGCCGCCAGTGATGGTTAGGTTGACGTCGCTCAATTTGTCACCCCGTTAGATCTGACGAGGAACAATAAAAAGACAATCAGGTCTTGAGCAGGCGTAGATCCGCTAGCAGGGATCGCTATCGTGATGTTCCCAGAAAAACCGACAGGATTGTTAGCGTTAATGTCCAGTTCTGTGTCTGTTGACAGCACCGACCACGCAGCCTCATCTATGACGAGAGTAAACGATCCACCAGAGAGATTCTGATTCGTAATCGTGAGATTTACTGGAGTGGGAGCTGGCGTGTAATCGGAAATGTCGAACGTCAATCCGTATCTTGAGTCTCTGACGTTTGAGAGTTGTCTACGGATGATCTGACTTGTGATGGTCGCGCCGGTTAGGTTGAATGGCGAACCCGATTCATTATTGAGCGTAAGATTCCAGTAAGTTTTCTGGTTATAAACCAGCTCACCGGCAATAATCTGATTGTTGAACCCGCTGACCTGTGTCAACGTATTCTTGTTGAAGATAGCCAATTTTCCCTCGCTCGGTAAGATTGACGTTCGCTAGGCACTCCCAGCAGAACGATGGCTGTCTTGTCTTTTCTTGATTCTACGGCTTTTGCTCTAGCGACGCAATCCTTGCCTCTAGCTCTTTTACCGCGTTAGTTAACACAGCGATCATCTCAGTCATCGCAAGCCCGAGACGCTGACCTTTAGGCGTGTCAACAGACGAAACCACTTCAGGAATGATTGACTCAACATCCTGAGCGATAAAGCCTAAGTGAGGATCGGCCTGACCGATGTAATTGAATTTCACGGGTTGCAAAGCAAGGATCTTCTGAAGTCCACCACTGTAGTTCTGGATGTTCTCTTTGACGTTTCTGTCTGAAGAGTTAACCCACGAACCAGCATCAGCATAAGCATTACCGTTACTGTTGAATGTCCACGTTTGTGAGGCACTGCTCGTGTAAAGAACGATGTTAGATCCAGTTGCATAGGAACCGGTGCTGTTCGTAAAGACCCACGAGTTGTCTGCAAAGGATGTTCCTCTTAGTGAGGCCGTCTTACCGGAAGCAAGAGCAATTGAGTTTGTCCACGGATCAGGCAGCGAAGGCGTAGCTCCCGTCGGACCTGTAGCTCCCTGCGGGCCTGTTGGCCCCGGAACGGTAGACGCTGCGCCGGTAGGACCCTGCGGGCCTGTCGGGCCGGGAACCGTTGATGCTGCGCCGGTAGGACCCTGCGGGCCAGTAGGTCCGGGATTTCCTTGTATACCTTGATCGCCTTGTATACCTTGCGGGCCCGTTGGCCCCGTAGGTCCGGCAATGCCTGAAGCCCACGAACCGTCGCCTCTTAAAAAGGTCGTCGTGTTGTTGGGGATGTTTTGGATCTGCGTGAAACTTGATGAGGTATTCGGGAAGTAATAAACATTAGAAGCGATGCCGCCAGTCAAAACCCTGATTGCATAACCATTGGCATTAGAAAACGTAGAGCCGTTTCCGTTTGTTAGGGAAGATGTTCTTTCAACGACAAGCGCCTCGGCTGCAAATGCACTGAAGTAAGCGCCCTTAACTAACGGAGAGCCTGCGCCATTGGGAACCTTAAGCGTGAATTGACCAGAGGCACCACCTAAAAACTGAACCGCACAATCAGAGTAAGGATAATTAACCGCGTTAACACTCAGGATCTTTGTGTCGTAACCAGATACACCCATCGAGAACCACGGAGTAGACCCTCCAGAAGATGAGTAGCCCTGAATCTCAAGGTTGTTGGAGTTGTTGATCGTGATTCGATTTGCTCCGGTGCCAGAGGCAATCTCTCCTCTGAGATATGCGGCAGACGCATATAGGCCGCCAGAGGTCTTATCGAGATACCAACCAGCCGTTCCATAACTTGAAGAAGTCGGAGGAATAGGTCCGTTGTAGTTGTCAGAAAGGATGCTCTGAAACACAGAGGCAGCTATAGGCCCTGTCCACGCTGTGGAATTGGCGGGCACTCCATCTACCGTTACTGCGTTAGCGTTGTATCTTCCCTGTAGATACCAAAGCACCTGACCGATAGAAATGCCGGGAACCGTAGACGACCAACCAGCAGGAACCGCAGATCCGGATGTCGGTGTTGAGAAAGAAGGTGTGGATGCGGTTTGTGACTGAACAAGATAAGCATTAATAAAGGCAATACCTATGAGCCCAGATCCGCCTGTCGGTCCAGAACTTCCGGTCGGCCCCTGACTTCCTGTAGGGCCCTGATCTCCCGTTGGACCCTGACTGCCTGTAGGCCCCGTAGGTCCCGCCATTCCTGTAGGCGACCACACAAACGCTGCGCTCGTAGCGGACAGTGCGCTCTTAGCTGACTCGTTGGAAACCGAGAAAGCGAAGTACCACGTTCCACCGGCTATCTGTAGATTCTGGAACTTAACCGTACTTGAGTTTGCAAACGTCGATCCGTTGCTCAAGATTTGAGAGCTGATGACTTTCCAGTCTGTTGCAGCAGGAGTCGAAGAACTCGTGTAGAACAATGTGACGGTAGTGACTCGGCCTACAGTTGGCATCGTGCAAGTAGCCGAAAATGTCGGAGGTGCAGCAGAAGGTGCAAGATCGCCTAAGACCGGAGCATTCAGACTCGAGAAGTAAGTTGGGGACGGCAGGCTAGAGTTAGGCGCAGGAGCGAATGCTGTAATGCTTGAGTCGTTATAAACGTCAGCGTTGTACTCGGATAGTTCTAGTGTGGCTCCTAAGTTTCCATCATCTACCGTAGCCTCGGACACCTTCATGACTCGGAAGAGCTTGTTTGTCCATCCGTAATCTGCGTTTGTAATATCAACCACATCACCCGCGTCAACTTGTATGCCCGGATATGTCGAGGTGATGGTGACGATGAGATCTTCTCGTGCCTGCTCTAGCCTTCTATTACCGAGATACTGGGCTTGCACAGAGTTGTTGCAAAAGTCTAGGCTGGTGGTTTGTCTGTTATCAGGTTCGTTGGGATACCTTAGGCCCGCAGGTGTCTCAAGAAACACCATATCGGGCTGATCCCGATTGTCTTTAGATGGAAACTCAATTTGTATCTGATTGATCTGCTGATTAATGTCAATCGCAGAGACTCTGATCTCACCGATCAAGTTTGAGTCATTGAACGAGAATGTAGAACTATCGGCTTTGTTGATAATGATCGACCACAGCCCCGAGGCGGCGTTGTAAGCCATCCAACTATCAGAGCACTCCAGCATCTTCTCAACGTTATCTAATACTGGCCTTCCCGTGTCTATGACACCGTTAATTCTGTAGCGAGCTTGTGTGGCCGATCCGCCGCCAGAAGGCGTGTAAGTAATGGTCTGATCCGAGTAAGTATTAAGAGCTGTCGCACTCGTAGAGTCCACGAGACCAGTCATGCCTGCGCCGTAACGCTCGTCTGTCATGTAGTCGTACCACGCATCGCCGGGTTTACAAACAGATCCGCCTTTAGGAAGGTGCGTGCAGTAAAACGTTATGGGCTGTAGGCCTGTCGTGCCTGCGTCAGCGTTGTAATTCAGCTTGACGATTGCAAACGCTAATCCGTTCATCTGACGGCCAGATGCAGGCCAGCGAAGAGATGCGGGGATCTCAGATCCGCCCATCGTTACATTAGGTGCGGTTCCGTTTATAGGAGTAATAACACCCGCATTCGTAGATGTGTAAAGACTGATGTACAGATTGCCGGAGATCTTGTCATCGACATTACTTGCACCATCGGTCAGGGATACTACTTTAGTCTGATCTACATTATCAAACGTGATTAAGCGATCACCGTAGTAAAACTTTTGTGTGTCATAAGTAAAGGTTGCAGACGCATCCGACGATATAGAACTTATGGCTATGACGTAGTACATCGTCTTTTGATCGGTCGTCAGCACCGCATCGACAAAGGTTCCGCCTAGCCACGCGCTGCCATAAACGACAGGGATGGAATTACTGTTAGCAGGAGGCATTTGCTGCCTAGCGCCCATATCCTGAGCCTGCGATGGCTTGTTACCAAAAGCTCGAGTAACGACAAAGGAAACCGCAAAGTTGATTGCAAAGGTCGCAGCTGCAAGACCAATAGATCCTAATGCAGCTCCGGCAGCGGCCATTGACCCATAAACTGCGCTTAAGACAATTGATGCTGGCATGATTTACTCTCGAAAGAATGTCGCTTGCAAGGGCTTAAATTTATATTTCGTATAGTCTATTTCCGGGCTAGATGGCATCAGACTTGTACATACAATGTCCACACGTTTTTGATCCAGCATGTACTGAGCGAGTTGGTTAAACCTTAGCCACAATCTCCCGCCGATACTCGTGTTTCTGTATTCCGGGGCTACCCACCACGCCACCTCGTGAAGCTCTCTTATGCGGCGGTTCCAAAAGTTCCTGCCAACATAAGCCGCTAGAAACCCGCGAAGATTGTCATCAACAAGAACAAATCCTCGACCGTTAATCATTTGATCGAATAGATTTTTAACCTGATCTATGTTCTGATTTTCTTGTAGCGCCTTGATACCGGCTTCTTTTGCATAAGCCTTCATCATCTCAATGAAGTGAGGCAGATCGTATTTTGTCGCGTATCTCATCGTGAGGTAAGGTCCGTATCTAATTTGCGTTGAATATCCGTCTCTACACCAACAACCACATCCGATCCCGGTGCTGATTGAGATCCAGACTGCGGTGGAGCACCAAAGTCAAAATACTGTCCAGCAATCGCCGCGACTCGACTCATGCTTGTATCGCCCGAGTATTGTTGTTGCCAGCTATTTACGTTCGTGCGAATGCCTGCAATTCTGTTTTCCAGAATGGCCCTGAAAGAAGCGCAAGAGATCGACGCTGTAACCGTTCTGCTTCTTAATTGCTCGTTCCAATCCTCAGTCAGGCTGATGTTGGAAACAATCCCCTGATAACGCTTGAAGAACTGTGTGCTAGGGCTTGTGATGATCTGGTAGTTAGAGTCGAAGAATCCCCGCCAGATCTCAACAGTCGAGCCCTTGATGTTTGATCCTAAGACCAATGATACGTTTGTCGGGTCAATGCCTATAAGACCGATCACCATATCAATTGATGTGGCCTTGATTTCTCGATTGACTGCACCAACAGACAAGAGACTTCCCAGATTGGAGAACGTCGTGCCGCTAACCGTAATAGGAGCAGCAGCGTTACAAAATGCGTAAGTTGTTGTCGATGTCGTAAGTTTTACAAATTCACCGTGAGTAATGCTTGCGCTATTTAGCGCTGTCATTGGCGTACTCACTGGACGTTCTCCCTAAAGACAAAGTCTGAATTCCACTCTACGAAAGCGCCGTTAGTCATCGGGTTTAACGTGTAAATAGGACAAGACTCCGCAACCACAGAGAACGTGCAGGAAGCCCCTACAGCCGTTAATGTGCCCGTAGAGGGTGTCCCTATCACCGGGCGATGTAACGTGACGCTAACGGTCGATCCTGAGCCTCTCAGCACCTCTGTGGTGACTTTGTAGGGATAGTTTCCTATCTGGAGGAAGTCGCCAGCAGCAAAGACGACTGTAGACGCTGAGACAGCGGGAAGATTGCCGACAGAAATCGTTGTAGCGTTAGGCGCAGGAACGCTTGCAAGGGTAAGGGCAGCAGCCTGTCCAGAAGTCAGACCGCCCTTGTACTCTGTGAACCACTGAAGATTCGTAGTGTTAAATGTGATTGTCGCCGCAGTCTGTCTATCAAGGTTGTCAATCGTCTGGATAACGTCTCTGACCTGCGGATAGTAAAGATAAGAATGAGGGCGAACCGTGAACACCCACGGAACCGAAGTCACATACTGCGCTGTCCTGACTTGCCCAGAGCGTGAGTATTGCTGACCAACCATTCGACGGTTATTGACCGTGATGTATTGGGAGATGTTTAAGATGGTTTGGAAGCTCATGCTCTGCCTCTCGGTGAGAGTGATTTCTGAGCGTAGGCATTAGCTGCCCATACCGCTCGATTACTGCCCATAATCCGATCCTCAAAAGACTTTACGTCAATGGCTTGTATGTTGTAGTTGACGACAGTCCCGCCGCCAGAGAATCCGCCGTTAGGCACGATCGTTCCGCTTGCTTTAGGTACAAATAACTCGGGGCCTTGTTCTCCAACGATATAAGGACGGCCACTTGCTACAGGACCACCTTCTGCCTTAAACATATTGGCAAACGATGAGCCACCGGGAAGCATTGAGTCAATAAAGCGATTGAGTGCTCTCGTAGCAAATCTCTGGAACAAACTTTTGGCAATGTTCTTAAACGCCTGAGCGGCCGAGCTTCCTTTCATAAAGGCATCGACAATTTCTGCGCCTAAGCTCTTAAAGCCATCCTTTAGATCTTCTAGTAGTTCTTTAAGCGGATCGTTCTTCTTAGCAAAGTTCTCGTACGCCTTATTCATTGCAGCGAAGTATTCTTCTTCTGTTAACAAGGCTGTATCAAATAATTCGTCGATTGTCTTTAGCTCTCTTATTAAAACCCTCATAGGGTCCAGACTGTCTTTAATTTTGTCTGCGACCGGCTTAAGAGATTCCATATATTTGTCAACATAAGGAGCGGCGTTTGCAATCGGTCCTTCAAAGCCGAGCATAAATTGCCTGCTCTCTTCCTTGAAGAATCCTTTTGTTTGCTCAAATGTCTCGTGTATCTGTTCCTTAGTGGGAAGATAAGCATCAAAAAAGTTAGGCTTAGTCACATCCTCAGCGACTGTTTTGCCTGCTTTAAGTCCTATCAAGGTCTGTGCTTTTTTAGATGCTTCACCGCCGTACTTAGCGGCCTCAAACATTAGCGCAGCTTCCTCGCCTTCTCTGAGCTTTCTAATCTGAGCGTCTAAACTTTCTATGTAGGCTTTGGCACGATCTTCTTGTGCCTTTGCAAGTTTCTCGGCCTCTCTTTCTTCTTTTTTTTGACTATCTGTTTTTGCGGCGGAAAGTTCTTTGCTTTTTATTGAGAACTGCGTCAACGTCTCAACGTATTTAAGCCCTTCTTCCGTTAGTTGTCTTTGCGACAAATTTAACTTTTCAACAATATCAGCAATAGCTGTAAAAGACTGCTTTCCCTCGCCTACTTCTTTTAACCCCAAATACAGTTCTTTAGCTTCATCAGTAGATAATTGAAGCTCTTTCTTTAGCCTCTCTACAGGGATAGACAAAACAACCGATGGGTCCTGCGCTGCCAAACCCAATAATCCCTGTCTGAATGACGATGTAAATTCGTTGGTCAGCGATTTGGCTAGCTTTTTAAACTCTAAATCCAGCTGAAGCTGCGTTATATCTTTAAGTTGCTTATATAAGTTTTGTAAAGCTGGGGCTGCGTCTTTATGGTAGGACTCCGAGATTTCTTTTAAAGATAAGCCTGCTTTATTGTTAGCAGCAGCAAAAGCCTCTGCCGCCGAAGTTGTGTCTTTAGTTGAATCCTCTAACGTTTTTACATCTTTGTTTAACAGCTGGAAGCCAGCAACAACAAGCGGAATCCCGACAGCAGCAAGAGCGCCCAGCACCACACCCATCGTGCCGAATCCACTAAGCAATTGCGGTAACTGTTGAGAGAGGGCTTGTGCAGCAGAAGTTCCTGCAGCAACCTGCGTAGAGAAATCCTGAACCTGATAACCGATGTTCCTCAGGTTGTATTGAAAATTCTTTTTGGCATTCGCCGCGTCATTGAGAGCGGAGGAATAATTTTTGGTTTGAGCGCTTGTAGACTCAAACGTACCGGCAAGCTCTTGAGCTTTCTTTTTGGCCTCGTCGGCACCCTTTTTGAACTCTGCGCTGTCTAGCGCTAGGCCGACCTGAAGGCCAGCAATCATCTTACCTGCCACGCTTCCCTCCTAGTATTTCAAGATACTCCGCCTTAAATCCGGGCAGCGAAGTAAAAGCCACAAAGTCGCGCTCTTGTCTTGTCATTTCTTTTGGAGGTACAAAATACGCCTCCATATGAGGGAAGAACTCTTGCGGTTTCATCGTCTTGCCGCCTTTGGCCCACGATGACGCAAAGTTATAAACAACCGACATCAGATGAGACGAAAGTATTAGATTGTGTCTAGCACCAATCATCCCATCTCGATACATCAATTCTAACGCTCGAATGGTCGCTACATCAAGGCTATCAAAGACTTCAGGACTTTGACCGTTGAATATGGCCGCCGCCCTGATTTGCAGATATAGCGACCCCGTTAGTTTTTTTTCGTTTCCTCGTAGTCCGGGTTAACCACAGACTCGATAGATTTCACAAGTTCTTTGATCTCGATTTCGGACAATGTATCGGAGATGTCCTCGTAAGAAAGCGCAAACAAATCGTCGCCTTCTTTGAATCCAACCAGTGAGATCATTGCGATCTCGCGCATCTTCATGATTGACTTGTAACGCGCTGCGTTCTTCATGCTAGAGCCGTTAACGACAACATCGTCATCTTTGACTTCAATGCCATCGTCTGTAGGCGAAGCGAACTCCCACAGCGACTTAATGAGGTCCTGATATTCGGCCTCTATAAGTTCTGGAGTTGGCTTGCGGAGCTTGTCCATCAGGTTTTTCATCTCGTTACGAGTTGGTACATAAACCTGAAGCTCTTGATTTGCAAAGTTGATTGTCTTGTATTTTTGACGCTGGAATGCGCCTAGTCTTTCTTGTAGTTTCATTTTCGTTTTGCCCTGTGTTTATTTGCCCAGTTATTTAAGTGTGTGCCTAAGTCCGATCTTAAGATCTCCAGCATATTAGGTATAGCTGATTGGAAACCTCGTTTTATAAACGGTCTAGCAGGCTGCTGTGCTGTGCCGTACTCTAAGGCTTCTGTGGCAGGCCTGTAGTCGCCCTTCTCATCGTAATACTTGACACCAACATCCACATAGCCAAAAGCTAGCGTATTCTCGTTAAGATACTTCCTCTTCTTGTCTTTACCAGAAGCTACTTTTGCGCCTACTCTGACGGTTGTCTTTAACCTACCGGTGTCCATAGGAGCACTTGCTTTTATGACATCCTTAGCAGGTACAACGGCTTTCCTAAGTGCAGGCACCAGTGATCTTTTTGCAGCAGTCGAGCCAAACTCTTGCTGTAGCTCAAGCAGCACACTCTCGAACTCTTTAAGACCCTTGACCTCAAACTCCATTGGTCACAATCCGCTTAAAGATGTGATCGTTGAGCTTTAGGACGTAGTCAACAACTTCATCAGGTGTCATGCAGTCAGCATGATTCGCTGCGATCTGATGACATAGAGCAATGTTGATGAGGCGCTGTTGCGGGTACCCAAACCAGTTCTTAGCACCGGTTTGGGCCTGCGTGATGAGATAACTCAGCAAATCGTCGCTTGCTCTCTGCATTACTTTGGCTTTCTGTAAGGAGGAAGCCACCGCTTATAAGGCGGATTAAGGCGTGTATGACCAGCCATATTGATTGCCTCTCGGATGAATGGTGAATGTAACTTGCGTTTCAGCGCCCGGAGCTGGATCAGTTGTCCACTGACTTACGCGGCCGTTGAAAGCGTAGTAAACGCTGTTTGTGCCGTCAGTGGCTTTGATGATGAAGGTGCGATCAATCGTGCCGTTGTAGGCATCATCGCGCAACAAACCAATGACTGTATTTGCAGGATTCCACGCCGCCACGCAAGTCATGCTTGTAGGTGCAGACTGAACGGGAATCTTGTCTGACTGACGCGAGCCAGCAACCGAGAAGTTAGCAACCGCATCGTCTTGTCCAAAAGCGGGGATCGCTTCTACGGGAACAAGGTTGCCAGAGACGGCTAACGCAGAAATTGTTGCGTAGTCATCAAGATTGTCAGGGGTTATAGGGGTTGGAGTTGCAGTCGGTTGGCAATAGAGCGAGGCGCTAAAGCCGGGTAAAACTTTATTAGGAAGAGCCATTTTTCACCTCACGCAGGGATGTCTAAAGTGCAATCAAGAAATATTTGATGTAATTTGCTATCGTTATCGTATGTGTTGAAGAGCCAGTCAACATCGACCTTCGACACAAAAAAGAGACCACCAAAAGTGCCTTGATACCCGTGTAAGGCATCCACAATCTGCTGCGCCTTACTGAAACAATTTGCCATCAACTGAGCAAACACCGTAATCTGACAAACCGGTCTGTCTATACCCTTAACCGACTGTGGCCCTGTGTAAACCGGCTGATGAACATCTCTAAGCTGCCACGTTACAAAGGTCGGTTCGCTTGCAAAGTTACGGTTAAACACTGCATAAACCGGTGTCGGCGTACAAACCGTGACCAGTTGGGCTTGTATCGCTTGAGCATAAACAACCGCGCTATTTTGCCCCATATCAGACTGCCACGCTAGGTTCGTTTCGATAACACATCAGCGAAACCCATTGTCTGTCATCGTGCTCAAATACCTCTGCGATTCGCCAACTGTTTCCCCGAAACGTGACCGAGTAATCCTCTTGATTATCCGAGATCGTCCGCATGTTGGGCGTGTAGTTCACAATAAAGTCCATCATGTTGTCGTACTGCCTGAACTTTTCTAACGTGCGAATCCGATTGTGAACCGACTTAGTTTTTGCTCGCGTCTTGAACCACAGCGTCTCTACCGTCGTTTGTTCACCCAAATTAGTGACCGTAAACGACAGATTGTTAATGCTTATCTCGTCGACGCGTAAGACCATTACATCACCAACGGCTTGTAGGGTCTAAGAAGCTGATCGACTGCCCACGGAATCTGCTTTATAGGCTCGGATGACATTGCAGAGCGATGATTGTAAAAATGCGTCAACAACATGAGACCCGCTTGCTTAACAACGGGATACTGACCGATTACAGAGCCCTGTAAGGTGTACTGACAAAGCATCGGCGCAGTCATGTAAGTGTTGATGTTGTTGGGAACCTCGAACAGAACAACTTTGTTCCCGGTGGGATCGTAGTAATAATTTGAGCTTGTAATCGTCGTGAGTGTCGGCGGATTAAGGTCGGTGTAATACTTCACCCAATTGATTGTCACGCCATTCTGCGAGACCTCAGGTAGATCAAGGCTTACAGGTGCAGCCATAAGCCCTGAGATCATGTAAGAGGCCTGATACGTCACATTGAAGATCGGGGTGCCTAAGTAGTCCTCAATCGCCATCCGTGTAGCGAGTTCTAACTGACTTAGGTAATCGTCCTGCGATTCATCCTGAAACAAATTCAACTGGTTGGTTATTTCCTCAAACGTCAGCCATTGAGTCACCGGATCACGGGTGCTCTGAATGACCTTCGAGTAGTTGAACGGGTTGCGAGAACCCGCTCCGAAGTTACCTTGCAGTTGGGATGGCATCTTAGGTTCCGATCAAACGAACGCCAGCAGTTACATCACGAACGGTCGAGACCATCCGCTTCTCAGCATATATCGTAATCGTTCCCGGCTGGGTCTGCTCCATTCTCTGAAGCGTCATCTCCGAGTGATCGACAATCCACATAAACCGAGGCCAGTTCGCAAGATAGATTGGAGAAGCGCCAGCAGCGGGAGCGTCTAAGTAAGGATTCGCAATCACCGGCCATCCCATGATGTTTATAGCAGGACCTTCGTCCTTTTCGCCTGTCTCGACAAGTGCGTAAGAATTACTAGCATGAGTGTATTCCCTCAGCGTTGCAATAGCTGTCGGGTGCATCATCCACGCAGTTCCCGGCATTCTCCAGAACTGACCGGGGAGGGCGTTAGCAACGTCTACAAGGCTTTCCCACTCAATACCACCTGAGTGCGTATAACCCACGGTATTAAGGGTGTGTATGCCTGCTGTAATGGCCGTTCCTGACGTTCCGTAAGCAGCGGATGATCCAGCAGTGCCTGCGTACATCTTTAAGCCTCTAAGGCCGTTTGTAGCGCCTGTGGAGGTCGTTGTAGAGCCTGCCTGATCGTTATTGATTGCCATCGACGCGGCTTCGATCTGGCTGAATTCCATTGCGAGATCTTCGACAAGCGCAGCGTCTAATCCGTTAATGTCATCCATCGCCGCAGCCCTGATTGGCATCTGAGCGGAAATAACACGCATCGGAAGCTGCCAAATACTGGTGGCGATGTTGGGTGAGCCTGAGTTGGCGTTAACCGTGTAGCCCCACGGGTTTGTGGAGTTAGCAGCGTTACCTGTTTTGACAACAAACTGAATATCCGAGTCTGCCGTCATTGTTTGATTTGCATAAACCCGAAATGGGTTCCAGTAACGAAGGGATGCAAACACATCCTCGTTATAAACGCGACCACCAACCCCGCTGCCTGAGCCGGTTAGGGCTGAGGCTTCCGCGAGGTTGACAGTGCTTTTGCCCTCGTGGAGAGCCTTTTTCAAGCCTTCCAAAATAACCTGTTTCATAATCTCTCCAAAAGGGAGAGGGCTTTCGCCCTCTTTTATCAAGCAGCCGTACCAGTCGAGCGATAACGCACACCGGCATTAGGATCGCGCACCGAAGTAGCTGCACGAGTCTCGCCGTAGAACGTGATCGAACCGGGGAGCGTCTGGTCGTAGCGACGGAGGACCATCGAGAGACGCATGACGATCGTGTGGAACTGCTGCCAATCCGCGAAATACATCGGATAGTAGGACGTAGTTCCTGCTGCGCCGGTGGTGGGCTGGCTGGGGTTATCAACATACTTGTTAACTGCAACCTTGAAGCCGAGCAATTCACCAACAATGCCATCGGTGCGCGAAACACCGTCAACATAGATCGGACGGCCTTGCAGATCGACTAACCCACGGATGCCCTGAAGCAGGATCGGGTTAATCATGAACGCTGCTGTCGGTGTCCAATACTGCTGTGGCAGGCTGTAAATAAAGTTCACTACGTCTTTGTAGTTCACGTTATTTGCCGCGACCGTGTTGGCGTTAGTCGTGAGCTGGTCATAGGTAGCAAGCGAGTGCAGACCGTTAGTGGTTGCAGTTCCCGAAGTACCGAAAGCAGCTGTCGAGCAAGAGCCACCCGTGTAGGTTGCATTAGCGCCAGCGTACTGATCCAAACCGCGCAGACCATCAGCGCCGCCCGTCGTTACCGAAGTTCCGGTTCCCGACTGATCGTTATTCTGGATCATCGAGGTTGCCATTGCCTGCTGGAACTCCATCAGCATATCGTCAACAACGTTGGCCTCTAAGCCGTCGATGTCATCGAGTGCTGCCGTACGGATGGGGAACTGAGCATTCAAGTCCTTGAGGATGACCTGCCAAATGCTTGTGGCTTCAGTTGTGGGTGTGCCGTTATTCTGAACGGTGTAGCCCCACTGAGCACCTGCATTGCCGGTCTTGACGCGGAACTGATAAGCCGAACCGTCAGTTGCAACGATACGCGACAGATCCATCAAGGGATTTCCGAGACGCTTTGCAGCGAACACAGGATCGTAAGCGGTACGGCCACCAACGTCGTAGCCTGAAGCCGTAAGAGCGGAGGCTTCCTTGATGTACGCTTCGCACTGATCGACCGATTCAAAGATCTTGACTTCGCGCTCGATGTTGTTACCAGCCTTCATGTACTCCTTGAGAACGTCTTTGAAGCGACGATTTGCTTCGCCACGGACGGTCTTGTGAATAGGACGGATGATTGAAGGAGCGGCAACTTTTGCCTCTAATGCGGCAATCTTTGCCTCTGTTTCAGTCTTAAGAGCCTCGACAGCCTCAGCAACTTTTACTTCGACGGCCTGAGCGGTTTCTGCCAATTTGGCAGCGCTAGATGCTTCGATTGCATCCAGTTTTTCAATGACTTTTTCCAACATTTTGAAATCTCCTAACGGGTTGAAATAGCTTTCAGCAACTCGCGGTATTCGAGCGCCTTCAGCAACTCCGCCGCATCAGACTCACTCTGAGTGGCAGTTTGTTGATCGCCTACAGCATCACGCTGTTCCAAAATGGCTTTCAACACACCGGACGCGGCGGTCGCATCCCGGCGAGATAGGCCTGCATCACGCAAAGCCTTCTCAATCGTTCTCGGATTGGGTTTTGAGCCCATCCAATACTCAAGCCTGCTGATCTCAGCCTTTGGGTTATTAGGCTGCATCACGATAGAAACCTCGGCTAGTCCACCTAATAACCCAAAGGCTGAGATCAGCAGGCTT